GGTGGTATTACCGCTGGCCAATTAAATACTACGCATACTGTCGCAGATGCTGAAGACTTTGATAGCTTTACTATCGTAGTTTCGGCCGCAACAAGTACAAGCGCAGTATCCGGTGGTGGTTCAAATGGATTCGCAACAGGCCAAAATCAATTTGATACTTTATATCCAAATATAAATCAGCTAAGTCATCCAAATGCCACAGTTGATTGGGCATTTAAAACTACGACCGGTGCTTCACCTTCACAGCAAGAAACTGAATATGTAAAAGATAGTACATTTTCAAGTATGCTAATCAATAAAAATAACACATTTGAAGGACCACAGGTTGTTGCTTCAACAGTAAACGAAACCACAAACCTAGGTGCTGGCAAAAAATCACTTACGATGAGAGCAACTCTATCAAGCACTTCAAACTTTGTTGCTCCGGTAATTGACTTATCTAGAATGTCGGCCGGCGTAATTAGAAACCGCATTGATAATCAGGAAGCTTCAGGATCGACAGCTGGTTATAATACTCCTGAAATATATGTCGCAGAAACAGATGCGACGGGTGGTACGGCTACAGCTAAACATATATTTAAAGCAATTACTCTTAATGAAGAGGCAATTGGCCTAAAAGTATTCTTTGCCGCTAATCGTCCTAGTGGAACATTCATTGACCTTTACTTCCGTGTAGCTAATTCTGGCGATGATGTAGATCTCACTGAAGTTGATTGGACACTAGCGACTCCAGACGAAGTCATACCAGCCGATGATAATATTGAAATATTCCGTGAGTACGAATATACAATACCAACAACGACGACTACGCTAGATCCATTTACACGTTATCAATATAAATTAGTATTCCGTTCACCAACAACGTCAGATGTTCCTCGTCTCACTGACTTTAGAAGTATTGCTTTAGCTACATAATGTTAAAAGTTGAAGGTAAACCTGATCTTAGGCGTAATAAAGATGGAGCAATTGTTTCTGTCAATAGGAAAAAGTTAGAGGCAGCGAGGCAAATAGCATCGGCTCAAAGAGAAAAAGACATAGAGCTAAAAATGCTTAGAACAGAATTAAATGAATTACGTGAGCAGATAAATAAGTTAAACAGCACAGTTCAAGAGTTAAAGAATGGCAGATAGATCAGTAACAGATTCAACACTACTCGGTGCATGGGCAGATCAATATAATCTTTTCGTGACAGACGTAGGCGAAATCTCTACTCTTACGACTACGGCAACTAGTGTTGCAACCGCAATTAACGAAATTGATGGCGAGATTGGCACGTTATCATCACTTACAACAACCGCCAACGGCAACTTAGTTGTTGCTATTAATGAGGTTGATGCTGACTTAGCAGGTAAAGCATCGTTAGCCTCTCCTACTTTTACTGGAACGCCAGCGGCACCAACTGCTTCTGGATCGACTAATACTACACAAATAGCTACTACAGCATTTGTTCAGCAGGAAATCGGCAGTTTAAGTTTATCTACAAGCGCTATTACTTCTGGCACCTTTTTAGATGCTCGAATTGCGCAGTCAAATGTCACTCAACATCAAGCCGCTCTATCAATTACTGAGTCGCAGATTTCTGACTTTGGCACATATGCTACCCTAGCTTCACCGGCTTTGACCGGAACTCCTACGGCGCCAACTGCTACGTCTGGAACTTCTACAGCTCAAATTGCTACAACCCAATTCGTACAAAGCGCAGTTGCTGCTTCTGGTGGCGGTGATGTTTTAAAAGTTGGTACGCCAGCAGATAATCAAGTTGCGGTATGGACGGGTGATGGTACGATCGAAGGTAATTCTAATTTTACGTGGAACACATCGACCGGTGTGTTGGCAGTATCATCGAATACAGTATGGCATGCTGGTAATGATGGCGCTGCTTCTGGTCTAGATGCCGATTTACTCGATGGTCAACAAGGTAGCTACTACACTAACGCAAGCAATCTTAGCTCTGGAACTATTCCAACCGCTAGATTTGCGGCTGGTTCTGGATCGGGACTAGACGCTGACTTACTTGACGGTCAAGAAGGATCATACTACTTAGACTTTACTAATCTGACAAATGTTGCTGATCCAGTCATAACCTTAGCGGGTGATGCGACAGGTAGTGTGACGCTAACAAATCTTGCGTCTGGTACTCTTACAGTTTCTATTGTCGATGATTCTCATAACCATGTGATTGGTAATATTGATGGTCTTCAAACGGCATTAGATTTGAAAGCGCCATTGGCTTCTCCTACTTTTACCGGAAACCCAACCGCAGTAACACAGGCGACCGGTAATGATTCAACACGATTAGCAACTACAGAATTTGTTCAGCAAGAGCTAACTGCTCAAACTCATGATGCGGCTGACATTACTACCGGAACCCTTGCCTTAGCTAGAATCCCTAGTCTTGACGCGTCAAAGATTACTTCTGGAACGTTTTCAGCATCTCGTATTCCAAGTCTAGACACATCAAAAATTACTACCGGAACCTTTGCCTCCGCTAGAATCCCTAGTCTTGATGCGTCAAAGGTTACAACAGGCACATTTGACTCAGCAAGAATTCCAGCCCTAAGTTACTTAGCTTCTACCGGTGGAACTATCACCGGTAACTTAACAGTTTCTTTGGCTGAGCCTAGAATTATTCTTAATGAAACTGATCAAGGCTCTGGATCTGACGAATCGCGCATCAGACAAAACGGTGGTTCTCTTTTCATTGAAACAGAAGGTTCTCATATATTTTCTGGCATAGATAATGGAAACGTATCAAGCGTATATATTAGAGATAATAATACTAATAACGTTATTTGGCATGCTGGCAATGATGGTGCTACTTCTGGCTTAGATGCTGATTTACTCGATGGTCAACAAGGATCACATTACCTAGAGTTTGCAAACTTTACTAATATTCCTGATCCGGTCATTACTCTTGCCGGAGACTTAAGCGGATCAGTTACTCTTACGAATCTTGCTTCTGGAACATTGACCGCAACAATAACAAATAATGCAGTTGCTTTAGGAACAAACACAACAGGTAATTATATTGCAACAATTGCTGGAACAGCCAATGAAGTAGAAGTATCTGGTTCTGGATCAGAAGGTTCTACTGTTACTATTGGCTTGCCAACCGACGTTGATGTTAGTGGTGACTTTACCGCTGACACCATAACTGGACGATCTACCGGAGCGTCTCGTACTTCTATTACATCGGCTGATGCTAATACAGTTGTATTCGCGGATGGTGATATAACAATACCAAGTGGAACCTTTACAGGACGTGATATTGTTATCATTAGTACTGGAAGTACTTCTAGAACTATTACGCGTGGATCTGGTTTGTCTATGTTCTTTAATGGTGCTAATACTGCTTCAGTAACTTTGGCAGGAAATAGTACTATGGCGGTATTATTTCGTACTAGCACAGACTGTCATGTATTTGGAAATCTAACTTAATGAGTATGATTCTTCATATGCTGGCGCAGTGTATTAACTCGGCAGAGCCGGCTGATGTTATCAGAGTTCCTACAAGAACTATCACGACTCAGTTTGTTTCGGGAACAAATACTGCTTCTGTGCAGTTTCAATCTGACGGTGACATTGTTGCGCCGTCTGGCACGCCTTCAGCTTCGTTAGGTGATTGGGTCGATCCAAAGTCATCTGCCCCAGGCGACTATGAGATACGAGCAACTCTTAGTAGTGGTTCAACACCATCAGGCACGCTCAATACATGGCAAGCTCTCACATCATCACGCACCTGGTCTCTCACTGGTACTAACTCAGCAACTTCTCAAATCTTTTTTGAAATACGTGATGGCGAAGGAACTGTTCAAGATGATGGTACTATCACTCTTGTACTTGATAGGATCATATAAATATATTCTAAAAGGATACATTAATGGCACAGCCAGGAACACGCACTGATTTTAAAGAATTCTGCTTAAGAGCACTTGGTAAAGATGTTCTAGAAATCAATGTATCTGATAATCAAGTTGAAGATCGTATTGATGATGCTATTCAATATTGGCAAGAGTTTCATGTAGATGCGTTAGTTGAAGACTATTTTAAAACACAACTGACTCAAACGGACATTGATAATGAATATATCACGGTTGGAAACAATGTAGCATATATTACTCGAGTAATTCCAATTAATCAAAGGTCTGGTTTTGATAGCTCTCTGTTCAACATTGAGTATCAATTACATTTGAATGACTTATTTGATTTATCATTTTCGGGCGGTGTTACTACATACGTACAAGCCAGACAATATCTTGGCCTTTTAGATGATTTATTTCAGGGTATAGATCATTTTCAATATTCACGTTACGAAAATAAATTAAATATTCAACTTGATTGGGATGACGATGTTAAGCCTGGAGACTATATCGTAACACGTGGATATCGCTTCATTGATCCAGCCGCAACCGCAAATGCGTGGAATGACCGTTGGCTAAAGGCATATGCTCAAGCTTTAATACAAAAGCAATGGGGTCTAAATCTAATTAAGTTTAACGGTGTTGAACTAATTGGTGGTATTACTATGGACGGCACTACAATTTATAATGAAGGAAAAGCGCGTCAAGCTGAGCTCGAAGACGAGATGCAACGCAGGTATCAACCGCCGGTTGATTTTTTTATTGGATAAGTAAATGGCACTCAATCCAAATTTTACTGAAAGCGGCGGGCTTAGTACTCAACAAAGTCTATATGAGAATCTTATTATTGAGGCCTTAAAAATATATGGCCAAGATTATCATTATGTGCCGCGAGAAATTGTAACGAAAGATAATATTTTTGGAGAAGACATTTTCTCTAAATTTAAAAACTCGTTACAAATTGAAATGTATATTGAAAATAAAACAGGATTTGATAGCGGCGATATATTCCAAAAGTTTGGCGTAGAGATTCGCGACGAAGCTACATTTGTTGTTGCAAAGAGTAGATGGGAAAGTGTAGTAGCCCAAGGGTTTCTTCCTACCGCTACAGATAGAATTGAAACATTAGACCGTGCTGGCAATATAATTAAATCTAGAACCGTGAGTATCGAAGGTCCAAATGTCATACTCTCAAGACATGATTCAAATAATAGTCAAGAAGATCCTGTTTTAAGTGGAACTAATATAGATGAGTTTTCTCGTCCTCGAGAAGGTGATCTTATCTATATGCCAGCATCTAATACTATTTTTGAAATTACCTTCGTTGAGCATGAAAAACCTTTTTATCAACTCAATAATCTTCCGGTATATAAACTTAACGCCTCACTCTTTGAGTACTCCGGAGAAAATATGGATCTTGATGATATTGGAATTGATGAACATAAATTTGCCACTGAGTATATACTTACGGTTGATTCGGTATCAGGATTTACCGACGGTGAATTAGTCTCTCAAACTGTTGGCTCAAATACTGTTACTGCTGAAATCCAAAAATTATCGAATGGTAATAACATAAATCTTATGCATGTATCAAATGTGCGTAATGAATCGAATAAGTTTGTTACGTTTAGCGCTGGAACCATTACCGGAAAAACATCTGGACAAACAGCCACTATACTTTCTATTAGTGAAAACAATAACACAGGTTATTCTAGTAATGACCAGATTGAAGAGATCGCTGATAGCATAACAGCTTTCGATTCTACAAACCCATTTGGTGATTTTTAATGTACGGAACATATTCATATAACGGTATTATTAGAAAAATCGTTGCCCTATTTGGTGATATGTTTAATGATATACACGTTGCTCGAAAAGATGGTTCTGGTAAACTATCGAATCAAAGGCGAGTTCCTTTAGCATATGCGCCAAGAGAATCATTTCTAGTTCGCTTAGCAGAAAATCCAGATTTGACAGATGAACGCGTAGCACTAACGTTACCTAGAATGTCATTTGAAATTGCTGGCGCGCTTACGTATGACACTGAGCGCCAGCTTCCGAAAAATAATGTATGTAAATTAGTAAATGCAGCAGGTGATCCAGTGTCGGTATATTCACCAGCTCCATACATTATTCCTCTTAATTTATTAGTATACGCAAAAACTCAAGATGAAGCTTTACAAATCGTAGAGCAAATTATTCCTTATTTTAAGCCATCTATTCGTCGTTCTTATTATCCAATTGATGGTGAAACATTTACAGATGAAGTTATATTTAAGCTGCTGAATGTATCAAAGGAAGACACATATGAGAATGATTTTGTTAGAAATCGTAAGATCGTATACACTTTAGCGTTTGATGTCAGAATGAATATTTTCGGCAGAATTGACGATAATAAGAATGTCATATTGAATTCTATTGTAAACTTTACTGATTCGTCTAATGCCACTGATGAGTTAACAATTACACAATCAGTAAATCCACAATCTGCAAATGATCCAAATGATACACATACTATTGATTTAACATATACATATGGGTTTGAGTAATGAACGAAGAAATACTAGACGAAGGGTTTGTTGATAGCCTCAGGAAAATTATTGGTTCTGATAACTCTGACCTTATGGATGGCATAATTAAGTTCTTTGGTCAGGCGCTAACTCTTAAGAAAGCTGATAGAGCAGCGTCTCTTGAGAAAATGTCTAAAGCGTTTAGCGATACGTATAATCGTGAGTTTAGTAATATTGAAGCTGCGGTGGCAAACCCTAGTCCTGAGACATTAGCAAAGGCTAGTAGGTCTATGGCTAAGTTGACGGGTGACTTTCTTCGTATGATAGGTCTTGGAGCTTTTGCTGCAGTTCCAATACCGGGCACTGGGCCGGCAACGGTTCTTGTTGCTCATATGCTGCTAAAGAAAGTAACAGATGGTAAACTCGGTCTCATCCCTCCTTCGACGTATCAGACGTTTCGTAAGTATCAAGAACTAAGTGAGCCAAAGACCGAGCGTAAGACATTTAAAGAGTTCCAACGTGGATAACAAAGAAACCGCAAAAAAGTTAATTGCTAAAATTGATGAGGCAGATGATCTTGAAAAGGATTATACGTTTTCGCGCGACACGTATCATGAGCTAATTCAGGTTTCTATTGATGCGATTCAAGATTTGCAACAGCTTTCGAAGGACGCAGAGCATCCAAGAGCGTATGAAGTTCTTTTCAATGGCATTAAGCATACTGCGGATATAAATAGTAAGTTGGTTGATCTACAGAGAAAAATGCAAGTTATTACTCAGGATGGACCCTCACCGGCAGATCGCCCTAAGCAGTTGCTACAGGAAAACGAACAACCTACGGTAGCCTTTGAAGGCACAACTCAAGAACTTCTTTCTGCTATAGATAATGTACGTAATGAAATAATTGACGCAGATTTTGATGAAACCGAAGATTAATCTAGAAAAAAATACCGACCAGCATAAAGGCTATTTGGGCAATATTTCTGTTAAGAGAGATGGCGTTCAACACTCTTTTACGCAAGAGGAACTAGAAGAATACGTACGTTGTAAACAATCAGTTGATTATTTTGTTGAGAACTATATTAAGATTATTCATATTGATAAAGGTTTAGTATACTTTAAGCCATATGATTATCAGAAAAAGCTATTTAAAACTTTCAATGATAATAGATTTAATGTTGTTCTTGCTTGTCGACAATCAGGTAAGTCTATTTCGGTTTGTGCGTATTTGCTTTGGTATTCTATTTTTCATTCTGACAAACTCATTGCTGTTCTTGCTAACAAAGCCGCAACATCAAAAGAGATGCTATCTCGTATCACATTAATGCTCGAGAATCTACCATTCTTTTTACAACCAGGTTGTAAGGCATTAAACAAAGGTAGCATTGAGTTTTCAAATAACACTCGAATTGAAGCGCATGCAACTTCATCATCTTCTATTCGTGGTAAGTCTGTAAGTCTTCTTTATCTCGATGAGTTTGCGTTTGTTGAAAATGACACTGAGTTTTATACCTCAACATATCCAGTCGTGTCATCTGGTAAAACCTCACGCGTCATTATTACTTCTACCGCAAATGGTATTGGTAATATGTTTCATAAGCTTTATGAAGGAGGTGTACAAAAAACAAATGAGTTTAAAGCAAGTCGAGTAGATTGGTGGGATGTTCCAGGCCGTGATGAAAAGTGGAAAGAACAAACTATTTCAAATACCTCTCAAGATCAATTTGAGCAGGAGTTTGGCAATTCATTTGGTAGAGGAACTGGTAGAACACTCTTAACACCAAATTCTCTTTTAGGATTGCGTGCGATTAATCCAAAAGAGATTAAAGGTGATACATATATTTACGAAAGACAAAAGGAAAACCATAATTATGTCATGACTATTGACACTGCACGTGGTAGAGGTCAAGATTATTCAGCCTTTAATGTGATTGATGTCACTACAGTTCCATTTAAACAGGTAGCAACATATCGAAATAACTTGGTGTCGCCACTTATATTTCCTGACATGATACATAAAATCGCAAAGTATTATAACAACGCATATCTTGTTGTCGAATCAAATGATCAGGGCTCATTAGTTTGGAGAGCTCTTCGTTATGATTACGAGTATGAAAACATGTACGTCGGAAAAGTGGCTCAAGGGACTACGTATGGTTTAGAAATGACTCGTAAAACTAAACGTATTGGTTGTTCTAATGTAAAGGATCTTATTGAAGAAGGAAAGCTTGAACTATATGATGCTGAAACTATTCGTGAGCTTGGCACCTTCGAGTCAAAGGGAACTTCATATGAAGCATCACGTGGTAACCATGATGACTTAGTTATGACTCTTGTTATGTTTGGTTATTTTGCCTCTACTAATATGTTTAATTATATTACAGATGAAAATATACGTGATATGATGACAGATGAAAAGAATAGACTTATAGCAGAATCAGTTCCATTTATAGGATCAATTAATGAAGAAGATGGCGATGAGAACGTTGTATATAAAGTAGAAAATGAGAATAACGAAAGCATTGTAAAATTTAAAAGGGATGATGTATTTGGTATTATAATCGAGGAAAACTAGAAATTATAAATAGTATGTTGTAAGTTGATTTTTCTTATTATTTAATTGTTATATCGCCATATCATTCAAGCCATAAAGGAAAAAAATAAATGCCTTTGAATCGCGTTTCACCCGGCGTCAGCATTGCCGAGATTGATAATACAACTCGTGCACCCGCTGTCTCCACATCGATTGGTGGTTTTGTTGGTAACTTCCGTTGGGGTCCTGTTGAAGAGATCACTACGGTTGGTTCCGAAAACGAAGTTCTTGCTAAATTTGGAACCCCTACGTCAGCAGAAACCATTGACTACCATATTCTCGCACAATTTTTAAGCTACAGCAATAATGCTGAAGTAGTTCGTACTGTAACATCTGCCGCCAATAACGCAAATAGCGGTGGTGATGCTTCAACAGTCATCAAAAATAAAACAAACTATGATGGACAAACACTTTCGTTTGTTAACCAAGGTCACTGGGTTGCTAAATATCCAGGCGCGCTTGGCAATTCCCTTAAAGTAGAAGTTTTTGGATTTAAAACAGATACGTCTACAACTCTAACAAACTTTGATAGTTGGACATACTCTAATCGGTTTACTGGTCCAGTTGGTACATCTTCTTATTCAAATGCACGTGGTTCATCAAATGATGAAATCCATGTCGTTGTCATTGATGAAGATGGTCTAATTAGTGGAACTCCTGGAACTGTATTGGAAGTATATCCATTCCTATCCCAAGCATCTGACGCAAAAACAGAAGTTGGCGCATCTAACTATTACAAGACAGTAATCAACGACAATTCTTCTTATATTTGGTTTGGCGCAACAGATACTTCAAACTTCCCTCAAGCTGGGAATGCTGCGACTGGTACATTAGATTACGCTGTTACACCATCTAATGGAGTTGTTTCTACAGCGCTAACTGCTGGTGTTGATTCTGCTGCTCTTACTGCTAGCGAATTTGATACTGGTTATGCTCTTTTCACCGACTCAGCCAACTCAGATGTTTCTATTCTGATTGGTCCTAACTTGCCAACTGGTGGTGAAACCACAGTTGCCAATGATATTATTGGAATCTGTGAATCACGTAAAGATTGTGTATGTACTCTTTCACCTGCTGCGGCTGATGATACAACGGCAGAAATTAAAACAAGAGCAGATGCCTTTACTTCTTCGACATACGCTGTTGTTGATTCTGGCCGTTTGATTGTATATGATCGCTTTAACGATGGTCTGATTAATATTCCAGCCTCTGGTTCAGTTGCTGGTCTTATGGCAGAAACTGATAGAACTCGTGGTTCTTTCTTTTCTCCAGCAGGATTCCGTAGAGGACAGATTCGTAACGTTGTCAAGCTAGCATTTAATCCTACAGAAGCTGATCGCGATACTCTATATAAAGCCGGAATTAATCCAATCGTAACTTTCCCTGGTGAAGGTACAGTTCTCTTTGGTGATAAAACACATACTGGTCGACCTTCTGCCTTTGATCGTGTCAATGTTCGCCGTCTCTTTATTCTTATGGAGAAGAGCATTACAATTGCAGCTCGTGATATTCTTTTTGAATTCAATAATGAGTTTACGAGATCTCAATTTAAAAATATTGTTGAACCTTTCCTTCGCACGATTCAAGGACAACAAGGTATTACTAATTTTGCCGTGGTTTGTGATGAAACAAATAACCCTGGCGATGTAGTAGACCGCAATGAGTTCGTTGCTGATATTTATGTACAGCCGGCGCGCTCTATTAACTTTATTCAACTTAACTTCATTGCAACACGTACTGGTGTTAGCTTTGATACGATCGTATCTTAGGAGAGATTTTAAATGACATTAAACATTAACGACTTTAAGTCTCAGCTTGCTAATGGTGGAGCACGCGGTAATTTATTTAAGATTATCGTTAACTTCCCAACTTATGCCATTCAAAACGGTCAAGAAACGCAGAAATCATCTTTCCTTTGCCGGGCTGGCCAGATTCCAGGAGCGACAGTTAACGTTATTGAAGTCCCGTTTCGTGGACGTATGTTAAAGTTAGCTGGTGATCGTACCTTTGAAAATTGGCAGGTTACTATGTACAATGATGAATCCTTTGATGTACATAGCGCCTTTGTTCGCTGGCAAAATGGAATCAATAATCTTCAAACAAATGAAGGTTTAAGCGATGTTACTGAATATACTGCTGACATTCGTATACAACAACTAAATCGTCAAGAACAAGTTATTAAGGAATTCATTATTGAAAATGCGTTCCCAGCAACAATTGGAGCAATTGATTTAAAATATGATGCTGCTACTTCTATTGAAGAATTTACAGTAAACTTTGCTTATCAGCATTGGAAGTCAGCTGACACTATTGTAGGTAGCATCTTATAAACTATATAAATAGGGGTATAGAATAAATCTGTACCCCTATTTTAGGAAAAATAATATGGTTGTTGATCCTCGACACTTAAAAAAGAGTGGCAATGAGCTTAAAGATTCTGATGAAGCTCGTGAGGAAATGAAGCAAGGAGATTTCTTTGGCTTTGAAATTGAAAGCGATAAAGAGAAAAATCAATCTGCTAAGTCCTTTGTATCACCACAAGAAGAAAATGAATCAGCAGAAATTATGTACGGCAATGCCGGCGGTTTCTTCGGTCAAACTCTTGATACACGCGGCGACAATTATGCGAGTGAACGAGATCTAATTGCTAAATATCGTAATGCTGCAATGCAACCAGAAGTTGATGCAGCCATTCATGAAATTGTGAATGAAACTATTGTTAATAACGATGAAGATATTCCAATTTCTTTAAATCTAGATCACGTAGATATTGACGATAGTGTTAAAGAAAAATTGCATGCTGAATTCGATCATATTTTAACTAAACTAGAATTTAGAAAATATGGCACTGATATTTTTCGGAGATGGTATATTGATGGAAAATGTGTTTACCATATTGTAATTGATCTTGATAATCCGCGAAAAGGTATTTTAGAATTACGAG